AAAAATAATTATTCTTATATTTATATAATATAAAGCACAGGAGAGTAAAATGACAAAAAAAGATTTGGTAAAGATTATCAGAGAGGTTGTAAAACGCGAAGTTAAATCTGTAGTTAAAAATGAGATCAACGAAGTTTTAACTTTGATGGAACAAGGCAGTAATGTTAGCAACAAGCCTAAAAAAGAACAAAAGAAATATACTTCAAATACATCACTAAATAGTATATTAAACGAAACTGCAAATGGTGGTGAATTTGACGAGTGGCCTGAAGTATCAGCTAACTCACTAAGAGCTAGATTTGCTGGCATGCAAGGTGGAGCTGCACCAATGACAGATATCAACAATAGACCTGTTGATACTAGTAAGTTAGACCCAGCATTAAATAAAGCGTTAACTAGAGATTATTCAGAGTTAGTAAAAAGATTTAAGTAATGAGACCAAGAAAAGAATTTAGATATAACCCAATAGATTTTGAAAAAGATGTGGCTATAGGTTTAACGCTACCTCTTACAAATGATAAGGGTGGCTATACTAAATTTGATGTACAATATACAGAGGCAGGAGTAGCTATAACTGGTTCTTCAGATTTGAATCTATCGAATATAGATGATTATCACGGCTCTACAAAATCTGACTCACAAGGAGACTTTCAGCTTTCGTATACTACAATAGAACAAACGAGAACTAACTTAAAAAATCTAGTATTAACAAATAGAGGTGAAAGAGTAATGCATCCTGAATTTGGTTGTGATATATGGGCATCTTTATTTGAAAACATAACACCTAGCTTATTATCATCTATTAAAGATAGAATTATAAAGCAAGTTGGTATATGGTTATCTTATGTTAATATATTAAGCGTAGACATTGAAAGAGCTAGTCACAACGAAAATAGAGTGAATATAGCTATTACATTTGCACTATTCAATGATAGCATGAACAAAGAAACTATTACAATAAATAATGTGGGAACCTTATAATGAATGAGTGCAACTTAGATAAAAAAACGACAAGGGATATAAAATATCTAAATAAAGATTTTGGTAATTTTAGAAATGACTTAGTAAACTACGCAAAAAATTACTTCCCAGATATATATAATGATTTTAATGAATCATCACCAGGTATGATGTTTATAGAAATGTCAGCTTATGTAGGCGATGTATTATCATATTACGTAGACAACCAATTAAAAGAAAGTTTATTGGTACATGCAGAAGAAAGAACAAATATAATTGATATTGCAAGAGCTCTTGGATATACAACAAAGCCAGTTGTCCCTGCAATAGTTGAGATGTCAATATATCAAGTAGTACCCGTTGATTCTACAACAATGCAGCCAGACTTTAGATATGCTATGGAAATATTATCTGGACTAGAATGTAAGACTACAACAAACGAAATATTTATGACTCAAGAACAAGTTAACTTTGCCGTTGACACACCGCAGAGCCCTAGGGAAACAACTGTATATAAAGTCGACGTTACTGGAGATCCAGAATATTTCTTACTTAAAAAGAATGTGCCGGCAATTGCTGGTGAATTAAAAACTGAAGAGTTTGTATTTACTGATCCTAAGAAATTTGATAAAATAAAATTAAACGCTACTGATGTAATTGGTATAGTTGATGTCAAAGACGAGGCAGGCAATAAATGGTATGAAGTTCCTTATTTAGCTCAAGACAATATATTTGAAGATGTAGTAAACAATTGGGGCGCTGACCCTTCAATGTCTCAATATAATTATGACGCACCGTATATACTTAAATTAAGAAGAACTGCTCGTAGATTTACAACTCACGTAAGAGCAGATAATTATACAGAGATGTGGTTTGGCGCAGGGATATCTTCTCAGCCAGATGAAGTTATCGTACCTAACCCAGAAAATATAGGTATGCAGCTTCCTTATGGAAACACATCTACAAATTATTTGAATGGAACAACTTATGTTGATATAGCTTTTGATCCAACCAACACAATGTTTACACGAGCTTATGGACAAGCGCCGGCTGACAATACACTATATGTAAAATACTTAAAAGGTGGAGGTTTAGATTCTAATGTTGGAGCAAGACAGATAACTAAGTGGTCGGCAGGATTAAATGACACAGCATATTACTTAGACACAGACGGACTTGACGCAGGTAAGGTAGTTGTAGTACAGAACTCAATAGCTGTTATAAATTTAGAGCCAGCCGTAGGAGGTAGATCTGAAGAATCAACAGATGAAATACGACAAAATACTTTAGCGCACTACTCATCTCAAAACAGAGCAGTAACAAGAGAAGATTATATAGCAAGAGTTTATGCAATGCCGGCAAAATATGGTTCGGTAACAAAAGCCTATTTAGATAAAGACGAACAGTACTGGATGCAGACTGTTGGTACTCATGAAATAAAAAATCCGCTGGCAATAAACCTATATGCGTTAGCATATGATAAAAACAAAAACTGCGTACCGTTAACTGAACTTGCAAAAGCAAACTTACAAACATTTTTATCTCAATATAGAATGTTAACAGACGCAATCAATATAAAAACAGCACATGTAATAAACATAGGAGTTGATTTTACAATTTTACCTAGACCTAGCTATCCAAATAAGGAAGTGTTATTTAGATGTATTAACAAGTTGAAATGTATTTTTGACTCTGACAATTGGTCTATAAACGAACCTATAATACTACCTAAGATAGCTACAGAGTTAGATAAAATAGAAGGCGTACAGACTGTAAAGAATTTAAGAATATATAATAAATTTGATTCAGACGCAGGATATAGCGGAAACATATATGATATAAAAGGAGCAACTAGAGACGCAGTTGTTTATCCAGCAATGGACCCATCTATATTCGAAGTAAAATATCCTGACACTGATATTAAAGGTAGAATAGTGGGATATTAAAATGATATATAGTATAACAGCATCCAGGGACGCAACAATATACGAAGGCACAGGAGCAGCAACAGATTTAGACACTAAATATATGAATACTGGTGGTAGTGAAATATTAGAAATAAACAAAATAATTTCATCATCACAAACCGTGCATACATATAATTCTAGAATGCTGTTGTATTTTAACATAGATTGGCCGGGGTTAGTTGGTTTGGGAATGCCAACAGCTTCAGTTTCCAGATCCGCGTACTTAAATTTATATTCTACAGAAGCAAACAACATAGCTAGAAGTCATAGCTTATCAATACATCCAGTTTCGAAAAATTGGGATGTAGGAACAGGCAGGGCTACAAACAAACCAAAAACTAAAGATGGCGTAAGCTGGACAAACTATAAAGGCGAGGACATTACTGGACACCCTTGGATAACGGCGTCAGTTGGCTTTACAACTGGGGAAACTGGATCTAATGGAACGACAAATAATGGAGGCGGCCAGTGGTGGACATCATCAGTACACACACATTCATATAACTACAATATAGATCCTAATACTAGTATGGACATGAGAACAGACGTTAAAAACATACTATCAGACTGGAGCTCATCAGTTGTAGACAACAACGGCTTTATTATAAAGCTATCTGGCTCTTTTGACTCTACCACATCTTTAGAAACTGACAAATATAAATACGGAAACGTAAAATACTTTTCTAGAAACACTCACACAATATATCCTCCACGATTGGAAATATGTTGGGATGATAAATCCTGGACTACAGGTTCTATGGCTACAGCATTAGACATGTCAGATCCTGGAGCAGTATTTGTTTACTTAAAAAACAATAGAGGTAGTTATAAGCGTGGAGGTAAAATTAAATTCCGTACTTTAATACGAGAAAAATATCCAGTTAAGACTTATGGAAATACATCTGCTGAACTCACTATTCAACGTATGGGGGTAGAAAGATGGTGCTATTCTATTATAGATTGCAAGACAGGCGAAACAATAATACCTTATGACGATACATATACAAATATGTCATGCGATACATCTGGTAATTACTTTGAAATATTTTCAGATAGTTTATTTGAAGAAAGAGATTATAAAATACAATTAAGATATAGACCAACAGCAACATCAGTAGACTATACATATTACGATATTAAAGATACATTTAAGGTAGTGAGATAATAAATGGCTTACGGAAAAAGCAATAAGACATCTAGACTTTCTCCAGGTAGAAGTAGAAAGTTAGTTAGAACTAAATATGACAAGCACAAAATCAGCAAAGAATTTGATGTACGTACATCTGCAGTAGCTGATGGCCATGAACTTGTACAAGAAATTGTAGAGCCATCACTACAAGATTTATATCAAAATATAGAAATTCAATTTGGTGACGAAAGCGAATGGAAGACTAGTACAAAAGGAGGATTCGCACTAGACACAGCTGCGCCAAATGATGAGATGATGACACAAGCAGATACGCTTATATCGCACGAGGCTTATATGCACGATTGGAACGAATTCGTTATAGCTTCGGGAAGAGTTTGCTTAAACGCTACAGCCGCACACAAAGTTATAGACACAGAAATAACAGAGCTAGAATCTACTATACCTACAACACCTAAAACTCCACCTACTATTGATATGATGGAAATAAGAAACGTAGATTGTCTAAACAGCGGAAACACTAATATGCTAGAATCGCTTCCACCAAATTGCTTTAAGAAAGTTGGCTATACAATGTTGGCAAACTGGAATCTTTTAGTTGTTGCAAATGCATATAACTTCATACCTTATGGAGAAGACGAACCTGATAGAGAAGATATACAATATGTATGGAGATTCACTTCAGGCGCTGAAAACTATGATGTAAATGTAATAGGCAAAGTTGTAAGTAATACAAGGGAACTTAATATTGAAAACATGCAAAGAAGAGATATTGGTACTTATACACTTGAAGTTAAAAATACTTACGGCGTAACATATGCAAAATCATTTGATCTATTTGTAAGAAGACCTGGAGAGGTACGTGAAGTCAAGATGACTGTAGGCGAACAGGAAATACTTACAGGTCAATACACTTGGAACGAAATCTCTAGCGATCACGATGAAAAACACACAATATACGACAACAAATGGCAGTACGATTATGAACTTGAAGAATTTGTAAGAGTGTATCATAGATCATCAACTAATAAATGGTATACAGATAGAGATAATAAATCACATGAATGGTTTGGTAATACACCATCGTAGATAGAATATGGCTAGAATAAATAGATATAAGCAAGACGACTTAAAAAATATTCTTGGAAAAAGAATATTTACTAACTTTGGTTCGCGAGCAACTGATGTTATGGAGATGCACGTATATGGAGCTAAAACTCTTATAGATTCCGAGTATAACGAAAGATATCAGACTCAGGCATATGATAATATACAAACTCCACACATATCTATGGATATTCATAACCAGATTAGAGAGTTTGGTTATACAAAAGGTAGATACACAGTAGTATATAATTTCTTTAGAAATATATTGGGTGAATACGATTACCCAGACGGTTTATTCATATCAGAGATATCTGCAACAAGAACAGAAATACGTGTTAAGACCATATCTCAAGATACCGAATTCCTGCAGATGATAAAGGAGTTTACTAAAAAGCCTAAAGCTCCAAAAAGAATAACAGATGAAAAAGGTAAGAGTACATATGAAAATGATATTCGCGATGATGTAATAAACGGATGTTTAGACGACTTACTACTTAACTTTGGAAATAACAAAACTGCTTTGGTTACCAATTGGACTTGGGACGGTGAGGAAGGCAATGGTATTATATTTAAGCTATATAAACCTCTTGATAAAGAGTTTCAGAAAAATTCTAAGTTCTGGGTTGTTAAAGAAGTAATATCTTCTTTAACGCAAGCTATAAAACTTGTACCTATAGAAGAAAAATCGACTAGCAAATATACGCTACAACCAAACTTTGAATTAAACATACCGCTGAAGGTTGGTGAATCTGGATGGCAAAGTTGGAATGATATTTTAGGTAATAACAAATCAACGAAGCAAAGCTTAATGAATTCGTTTGTATCTAAATCAAATTCTCAAGCTCATGAAAATGTAGACTATACTCATTATAAAAACTTTGTACATTTTAGCTCAGCAGTTGAAAGATTAGAAAACTTTAAGTACAAACTTAATTTATTAGAACAATATTCGTCTTCACTAGCAGTACTTAATGCTATGCCGACTCCTACTACTTATGGTGATACTAATATTTCTGAATATGAAAGAAAAGTAGAAGAAATTAAAAATGGATTTGATGGATATGAAAATTTTATGTACTTTGAATCCTCATCATATATTTCAAGTTCAGTACATGAGATATACCCTAAAACTTGGCCAAAAACAACAAATTCAAAACCTTATGCTAATGCAAAGGTTAATTCAGCTGCAGCAGTAGCGTGGTTTGCATCTCAATCCAATGTAGCACTTGATTGGGACACTGTTAAAAATGAGCATAATTTAGAAAATACAATTCCATTCCATATAAGAGAAGATGAAGCTAATTCAAACTATCTTTTATTTACTAATATGGTTGGTCAGCACTACGACCACGTATGGGGATATCTTTCTCAATCACTTCAAATACATAAAAGAAAAAATCCTCTTTATGAAGGAGTGTCAAAGGATCTAGTATATAATGTATTAGCATCACTTGGCTGGGAATCGTATCAAGGTTTTCACTTCCAAGATTTATGGGAATATTCTTTAGGGTTACAAGGAGATGGAACTTACGGAGCAGCTTCAGAATCTTGGGCTATAATGTCATCATCATATTCAACTGCAGGTGGTGTCATTCCAACATCAGCGTCTATATTAAACGTATATGCTTCACCTCAACAGCAGTCAGGTTCGATATCTAGAGAGGAAATGTCTAGAGAAACTTGGAAACGGATGTTAAATAACCTTCCGTATCTTCTAAAAACAAAAGGTAGTGAAAGAGGTATAAAAGCATTAGTTGCAACCTATGGTTTACCCCCAACACTTTTACGAGTATTTGAATATGGTGGTCCTCAAAAAAGAAAAACAACAGATTCATATGTTTCATATGACAAGTTTGGATATTCTCTAGAATTTACTGGAAGTCAATACTTAAAAGGCTATCATAGAAAACTACAGAATCACCCATTAGCACAAATAGGAGGTGTTGGTACATCTAGAGTAATTGACTCTTTTGAAATGCGATTCAATACTTGGACACCTACTTCGCAATCATTAGTACAGTGGGGAGGGTGGCCAGCTTCAACAATGAATATAGGTATAGTACCTCACCCAAGCGCAAGTAATAAAAATTCAGGATATTATAGATTTGGTGCAGTTACAGCAGACTTTAATGGTACTGCCCAAGGAACATCTTCATACCTTCCGATTTATGACAACGATTGGTGGAACGTAATGGTATCTAGAGTTACTGCTTCATACAACGGGGCAAATCATATGCATCTTGCTGTTGCAAAAGCTGCTGATCATTCTAACAATAGAATAACACATACTTCATCGATATACATTGCAAATGTTGAAAACCCTGCAGGTAGCTGGAACAAACAGCTTGCAATGTACATAGGAAGAAGTCATTATGGTTATAACAGCTTTTCAGGTTCTATGCAAGAAATTAGAACATGGGTATTACCGCCAGATAATCAAGTTGCATTGGACGAATGGAATACATTACACGCTTTCCACAATCATGCCAGAGACCCTCTGCAGATAGAAGGTTACGGTGCTACTGGTTCATATAATCAACTTGTTACCCGATGGTCTCTTGGAGCTGACTTAAATAGATGGTCAGGTTCTTGGCTACAAGCTGATCAAGGCGAGCGTATCGTATCGTCTTCTGCACCTAGTGTATATAGAAGAAAAGATCCATACTTGGCAGGAAGTGTTCTGCATATAGATTTAGAACCTAATGGGTTCGAATGTAATCTTGCAGTAGACTGGCCAACTGAAGAAGAAAAGTATTATACAGCAATGCCAGATCTAGTTGGTACAAGACATTTTTCTGACAAAACAAGAATTGAATCTTCAGAGTTAACTTCAAGACTAGACAATAGAAGAAAAGTTGAAAGAAGCCAATTTGATTCTGCACCTCTTGATTCTAATAGACTAGGTGTATATTTCGCACCTAACTTTGAAATAGATTTAGATATTGCACGAGAACTAGGTGGTGCAAAATTCGGTAATTATGTAGGTAATCCTTTAGATCTAAAAGATGACGAATACAAAAGATTAAGAATATTAAGACAGCACTATTGGTATAAGCATGAAAATCCATTTTCATTCCATGAATATATAAAAATATTAAGACATTTAGACTACACGTTATTTGATCAAATAGAAAACATATTACCAGCAAGAGCAAATGCTCAGGTAGGTCTACTTGTTAATTGTAATATGTTAGAAAGACCTAAGATAAAAACTTTACATGCAGAAAAAGATGAGCATAATTATGAAGGTGAGATAGATACAAGTTTTTATAATATATTAGGTACAACAACTTTATTGGGAGGCCCAAGACACCAATGGAAAAATCCTAAAAGCGGAGTATGGTCAACAGGCTCAGACCAAGCAGGCACAGTTG